ACCATGCAGGCGCTCCTCTCAATTCTTTCTGTCTCCTCAATTCAGCAGCTATCTTCTGAGATACCTTATTAGCGATCTTTTCAATATCAGCTTCTTCTCTGATGATATTGTCTGAAATGTTAATGTTGATCACGGTTCCTTGTGGGTCCATTGTTTGGGCGATGCCCCGGCCAATGGCACTCAAGTTCCGTTCATTCAGTGGCAGGACTGCTTCTTTTCCTGCTTCACCACCAACCATGAGGCTATTTCCATTCATGCCAAATGCTGTGGGCTTGGTTAAGATCCCACCTTTGGCATACCATTCAATTCCGATACTTGGAATCCCTTTACCTTTTAGCCAGTCCATTGGGTTCAGTGATCCGCTGGCCTTGAAGTGAGGCAATGGGATGTGTGGCCACTTGAATTGGAAATTGAAGAAGCCTTTAATTCCATCAATGGCTTTTCCTACTAGATCTTTGGCCCCGTTAATAGCACCGCCAATGGTGTCTTTGATACCGTTCCAGATCCCTGATGCGGTTGAGCTGATACCGTTCCAGATTCCTGAAATCGTGCTTGAAATTCCATTGAATACACTTGAGACCGTGCTTGAAATTCCATTCCAGATGCCTGATAGGGTTGAGCTGATACCATTCCAGATGCTTGAAGCAGTGCTTGAAATAGTATTCCAGATGTTAGATAAGATCTGAGCCATCGCATTGAATACAGATTCAGCAATGCTCTTGATACCATTCCAGATACTTTCAGCGATGCCCTTGATGGATTCCCAAGCACCAGACCAGTCACCATTGATGATCTGCATAACAGTCTTAATGATGCCTAATACCACGTTGATGGCTGTTTCAACAACCGTCTTGATGGTGTCCCAGACCGTAGAAATTACCGTTGAAATGTTATTCCATGCCGTTTGAATAAATGGACCAAGAACATTCATGACCGTTGTCACTACTGCTGAAATAGCATTCCAAACTGTTTCTGCTGTCTGTCTGATCAATTGCTGATTGTCGTTCCACCAACTTGTCAGCGTTCCCCAAATTTGCATTACAAAATCAGAGATGGCCTTGACAACAGTGTTGATGACTGACATGATAGCATTCCAGACTGCTTCAACAGCGGTCCTAAATCCCTCATTGGTTTCCCATAAGTGCTTTATGACTAAACCGATTCCAACAATAGCAGCTACTACTGCGGCAACAACCCCTATTATTGGCAAGGCGGCCGCTATGGTTGCCCCTATGCCTCCAGCTAATGCCATGAATCCCACAATTAAAGGAGTAATCACACCAGCAACTGCTGTGATAGATCCCATTATTACAATGAACTGTTTAACCGGGCCAGGTAGTTGTTTGATCCATTCTGCTACATTTTTGAAAAGTCCTACTAGAACATCTAACGCTGGGGCGAATGTTTCAGCTATAGCTCCACCAATTTCTCCCAGAACAATCTTCAACCCATTTTGCGCTGTGGTGAATTTGTCAATAGGATCCAGAGTATTTTCATAAGTCTCAGAAACCACACCGGCTGACTCTCTAGATGTTTTCCCAAGTTCATCAAAACTCAAAGCTCCACGTTTGATGGCATCGACCATTTGAGGTGCTTTCTTTGCACCAAAAATCTCCATAGCGATCCCCATTGCTTCTGTCTCTGATTTACTATTCTTGATGGCTTCAATGGTCTCTTTGAGACCCTCTTTCATGGTCTTTCCTTTTTTAGTGTAGACCCCTGCTGCCTTTGTCATTCCTGACAATGCTGCTGATGAATCAACCCCATGTTGTTCAAGTTGACCAATTAAGGTGACAGCTTCATCAAATTCAAGACCAAGCATCTTGATTTGTGGCGCTCCATCTGTTGCTTTCTTCATCAAGTCATCAACAGAAACCCCTGTGGATTGCGCCACATAAGTGGTGCTATCCAACACATCAGAAAGATAGTCAACAGAATATCCGTAAGCCTCCAAGGCTTGCTTGGACTGAATTGTTGCATTCGTGATGTCAGATCCGTTGATTTCTGCAAACTTGAGCATGTCAACAGATGTGGTTTTGAGTGCGTCCCCTGTCAGGCCAAATTGAGTATTGACTTCACCGACTGCATTTCCGATTTTATTGAAATCAGTGGGCATTTCAGTGGCTATCCCATTAGCAATTCCTTGCATCTGCTCAAGTGATTTGCCACTTGCACCAGTCTTTGTGACAATGGTGTCCATTCCCTCATCAATTTCCCGGAACGCATCTAGAGCGCTCTTTCCAAAATCAACCAACTTTTGACTGATCTCAGATAGCTTCTCAGAGAATTGATTCAGTAACTCAGCTTTCAGAAGCTTGTTTGTCTCTTCAAGACCGCTACTGGCTTTCTTTCCTGACTCACCAAGATTTTCCATCTCGTTGGCAAGCCCGTTGAAGGCAGCTTTGGACTCATTCAGTTGAGTTTCTAGCTTATTGACTTCTGTTGAGTTCTCGCCATACTCTTGTTTTGCAATGGCAAGTTGTTTTTCAAGGTTCTCGACCTGTTGGGCAACAATCTCACTTTGCTTCCCAATCTTTTGTTCAGCAAGTGCCAGTTTATCTGCTTCGCTAGCGTTGGAACCCATTTGGCTTTCTTGCAGTTTGAATGAGCTGACAACTTTGTCTCCTTCACTTGCAAGGCGCTGTTGCTCATTTTGAAGCTCTTTCAGTTGTTCACGGTTTGACTTGGTAGCATTCCCATTTCCGTCCAATGCCTTATTGACATTCTCAAGCTTGTTCTCATAGCCCTTTAAAATATTCTCTGTCTGGACCACTTCCCGTTGAAATGCACGGTATTGATCAGCACCAATGTCACCGCTTTTGAACTGAGCTTCAACTTGTGCTTGTGCCTGTCTCAATGTTTCCAATTTCTCCTTGGTTGTTGAGACTTGCTTTTGGAGGACTTCTTGCTTCTGAGCCAATAGAGTCACATTCCCTGTGTCAAATTTCAGAGCCTTGTCAATACTCTTCAATTCTTTTGCTGCTTCAACAGAAGCAGAATTTACTTTTTTCAGGGCATTTTGAAGGGGCTGTGTGTCACCACCAATTTCAATTTTTATCCCTTTAATATTACCGGCCATATTTCCTCCTTTTACATAAAAATATAAAGAGCGCCTAAAGGATTCTTGTGATCAATCGTCCATCCATTCGATGAACTTGATCTCAGATTCTTCCTCTCAGCACTCTATTTCAGACTAAAATGAGTCAAAATCTGACTGTGTGGCCTTGCGTGTTTCTGAT